ATAAAGCACAAATATAGTAATCCAAATGAATCTATTGAGCCTTACCTAAAACTTGTTACAGAAAAATATCTTATTAAAATTACTCCTGCGGGAGATACTATCCGAAAAGATATTATTCAATTAACACGAGATAGAGGATATGTTAATTATAAGGGATCCCGATACGCAACATCCCCTACTTATGAAAGTAGCCTTAGAAAATATATTTTGGAAATTAATATGAAGACCGAAATAGCTACTTATCAGGGGATTATGGAATTGGATGATCAGCAAATACTGGATTTCTTTTCTCCTTATAAAATACAATCCGATTCAATTTTATTAGCATCTAACCTTTAAATAAAATCCTTTTGAATTCAAACCCCCTGCATAAGGGGGTTTTTTGTTGTTGAATAAATATAGAAAATAATTCTTTATTATGTTAATGACCAATTATAAATTTAACCTACAGAGAAGTCCTGTAGACGAAAGAGACTTTTTATTAAGTACTGTTTATCCAGCAGATGTTACTCTTCCGGAAACTTATGATCTTCGCCCAGAAATGCCCGCTATTAGGGACCAGGGGGCTCAAGGAACTTGCTCAGCTCAAACAGCAGCTGCTATGAAAGATTGGCAAGAAAGAGTCGATGTGGGATTTCAAGGATATATGTCTCCTCAGTTTGTTTATAACTTAAGGGAATCCTATGGAATGGAAGGAATGACTCCAAGGGATACTATGAAAATTTTAAATAAAGTTGGTATAGTTCCCGAAAAGCATTATCCCTATGGAAAACTTGAAGATCTCAATGAGGAAACTCTTAATGCAGAGCTTCGTGATGAAGCAGCTAAATATAAAATAGCCGGGTATGCAAGAATAGATCTCTTAGATGGATTAAAGAAAGCTCTTTTTGCAAATGGACCTTGTTATATTGCATTTCCAGTTTATAATCCAGAAAAAATGGAATTCTGGAAACCTGATTTTACAGGTCAGCAAATGATCGGAGGTCACGCAGTTTGTGTAGCTGGATGGCTAAAGGATTCATTCATCATTAGAAATTCATGGAGTACTGCATGGGGGGATAAAGGATATACTTATCTCAAATTTTCTGATTGGGGTTCTCAATGGGAAGCTTGGACAACTATTGATGCTGATTCAACTCCAGAAAATCTAGAGAAAAAAGCTGCAGCTCAAAAGTGTACAAAAGGACTTTTTGCAAGATTATTTAAGAAAAATTTACAGAGATAATTTTTTTCTAAAGTAATTTTTTGTATATTTGTCTTTAAATATTAAAGACATGTATAAAGCATTTCTCATTAAGTACGAAGTACATTGTATGCTTCAGAATTTCTTCGGAAAAGAAATGATTGTAAAAAATTGTCTTTCTGAGCTACATGCAAAATCAAAGCTTGAGGATTTTTGTAAAAAGAAATATGGATCCGAATATCATTATATCGTGATCAAATCATGTTCTGAACATTTTTTATCAAGTAATGGAAAGATTGATTCTAATTCAATGAAAGATATTTTTAGTAATTTTGGGGATATTTTTGGAGGAAAGAAATAAATGGCACACGTATTTTTCCGGGATTTTTTCCCTCCTAAATCTGAAGATCAAATCCCTCCAGAACAAACTAAATATAATCGAAATTGTCTTGTTTTAGAAATAGCCAATAATTGGCCTTTTGTTAGATGGTTAATGGATAGACACAGAAATCAAGAATTAAAATCTGTTGATTTAATGGAAAAAGATTGGTTTAATTTCATTATTAATAATAATATTAATGTTGAAAAATATGGAAGCAATTCTGATGAATTTATTAATGAATATATAGAAAAATAATTTAATATATGGAAAACCTCGTTCCTATTAAAAAAGTTTTTAGCATTATAGATTCATGTACAAATTCCGATCAATTAGCAGGATGCATGAGATTAGCTACAGCTTACACGAAATTGGTCGAATCAAAAGGTGTTATAAACCCGGAACTAGTAAAAGAAACATTAAATATCAGGATTGAAGAAAAAAGAGAAGAAATAGAAATGGTTGAAAATTTTTACGCTAAGTAACAAAACTTTTTCATTCTTCGCGAGTATATACATTACAAGATATAAATTAGATGAGAAATTTTCTATCATATTATCCGACCCTAAATTTAACCTTAACACAGGAGCAACTCCCATGTGGAGTTTCTGAGAGGGTGTACCGATAAAAGTAGAAAGTTCTCATACTAGATACATTCTTCACCCTCCTCGGACAACCAAGGAGGGTTTTTTATTTTAACGAACTTTTAACGGAAAAAGTTTTTGTTCTTTAAGATCTTTTCATATATTTGCCCTATAAATAAAAAACAACATTTTTATTAATGGCAAAAAAAGATCATACATTGTTGGAAGCAGTAGACTTGATTGGTCAAGCTCTACATGAAGCAGCTCCTTATGGCTTGCAGGCCGAGGTGATAGCTTCAACGATACAACATCTCCGAGAAAACCCGGAGCTTGATTTATCGGTTGCTTTACAATATGGTCTTCAGGATTGGGATGTTTGATTGTCTGATATGTTCTGTGTAATCAAAAGTCCCGGGTCCTTAAAAAATTCGGGACTTTTTTAGTCCCATCGATCTTTGACATGTTGGTTTCCCTGACGGGGTGCTTGAGTGGTTGAAAAGGACGGTCTGCAAAACCGTTTGCATTCGCACACGTGGGTTCGAATCCCACCCTCGTCTCTAAGTTGTAGTAAGATTGCGGGTTACTTCGTAGATCGTAATTCTAAAAAAAGACACTCGAATCAAATTTCTCAACTAACCTTTAAACTGTAGTAATGAAAAGAGTTACTTCGATAATTTGGTAAATTCGGCGCTCTCCGGAGCTTGGAGGTGAAACCCCTTCTTCCCCCACCAGCTTTTTTGGGGGAATGGTGAAAGATATAAACACACCGAAATAATTTAGAAAAAATACTCTTTCGGTTTTCTCAGTTTATGCCGACTTGGCTCAGTGGCGACAGCACGGGTTTTGTAAACCCGCACCTAACGGTCCCGGGGGTTCGAGTCCCCCAGTCGGCTCTAAGGGATTAGGGATTTGAATGGATAGCAGTAGAGAGGTTAATAGGACGATGCATCTCCGATTTAACAAGCTGAAAAGCTTCTTGCCATTCGCCTGCATCGAGTTAGAATGAAATAGGAACGGTAGGACCGAACCCTATGGACTATCTCTACGGAATCTATAGGTTTCTATACTAAAAAGATGCAATTTCCCTTAAAACTTTGCCCCGTTGCGTAACGGTAGCGCGCAAGACTTTGGATCTTGGTCAGTAAAGGTTCGATTCCTTTCGGGGCAACGAAGCGTGCCGTACCTCCTCTGCTCAGTAACGTTCAAGCATGAAACGAAGCGCGATAGACAGTTCCGGAACTGATTCTATCTTACCTAACCAGGGTGGTAACAGAAAGCCTGGCAATTCGGGGTGTAGCACAGTTGGTAGCGCGTATGGTTTGGGACCATAAGGTCGTCGGTTCGAGCCCGGCCACCCCGACAAAATAAACTTTTTATACATAAATAACCTACCCCAGAAGTTTATTTTAAATGCCGACGATCCAGGGCAGAAGACGGGTCTGTAAAACCCCAGCTAGAGGTTTCGAGTACCTCCGGCGGCACTGCGTCTTTTTCGCCTCGTTTTGAAGATATATAGAATAAAACCTATATGCCAAGACGAGAAAAAAAGAAATTTCACTTTCTTTATAAAACTACTAATTTAATAAATGGTAAATTTTATATAGGGGTCCATTCAACAGATAATCTTAATGATGGTTATCTAGGGTCTGGAAAAATTTTAAGATATTCTATTAATAAGTATGGAATAGAAAATTTTAAAATTGAAAGATTAGAGTTCTTTGAAGATAAGGGAAAACTTTTTGAAAGAGAAAAGGAAATAGTTAATGAGTCTTTTTTGCAAGATCCTTCTTGCATGAATTTAAAATCTGGGGGATCCGGGGGATTTATAAATGAAGAACATCATAAAAAATGTACTACTGCAGGATTAGAATCCCAATGGAAAGATCCAATTTATTTAGAATGGCACAAGAAAAGACAAGCTAAGAGATTTCATGAATTAAATTTATCCCCTCCGGATAATTGGGGATTTAAAGATAAAACCCATTCTGAAGAAACTAAAATCCAAATGTCTTTAAAACATAAAGGACATACTTATCAAAAAGGTAATAAAAATTCCCAATTTGGAACTAAATGGATTACAAACGGAAAAGAAATTAAGAAAATAAAAAATACAGATCAAATTCCGCAAGGATGGAGATATGGCAAAAAATAAAGCGGATATGGCGAAAGGGTAAACGCCCCTGTTTAGTAATCTGGATTGAATTCTAGAACAGTCAAATCAGATGAGAAACGGGAGATCGGCCTTCTTAAAAGCTGTTTAATAAGTGATCATAAAAGCAGTAAGTAAGGAAGATCACCGATAGTCGAGGTTCGAGTCCTCGTATCTGCACTAAGATAGGAGGGGATAGTCACGTGAAAATATCTCCTTAAAAAGGCCATTCGGTCCATCCTATTTTTTCATTGTCCTTTAGTAGAATTGGCTAATACGCCTGACTCTGGATCAGGAGACTCCAGGTTCGAGCCCTGGGAGGACAACAAAACTGTAGTAATGTTTAGAGTTACTTCGAACTGTCTTGGAAACAGGTGCCTTAATGGCGTGGGGGTTCGAGCCCCTCTATTCGCTTCGGCGGATATGGCGAAATTGGTAGACGCGCTAAAGAAAAACGCTCTTTACGACTTTCTCAGTTTAAATTTAAAACTCTTCACTCTCGAATACATATAATAAACAAACATGGGTTCGAATGGTAAACTATTTTTATAGAGTTGAAAATAAAATAAATGGCAATTTTTATTATGGAGTTCATAAAACTAATAATCTTGAAGATGGTTATATGGGTTCCGGAAAAAGAATAAAATACGCTATAAAAAAATACGGTAAGGAAAATTTTAAAAAAGATATATTATTCTTTTTTGATACTTATCAAGAAGCATTAAATTTTGAAGCAGAAATAGTTAATGAAAATCTTTTATTGGATACTCACTGCTATAATTTAATGAAGGGGGGATTGGGCGGATGGGAATATATTAATCGAAATCCCTACATTAAATTAAAAGCAGGAGAAAATATTTCCAAAACCTTAAAAACTCTTTATAAGGAAGGAATAATAAAAAGTAAAGGATGGAATTATGATCAAAAGGGAAAGATTTTATCCCAGCATACTAAGGATCTAATTTCCAAAAATAATGCTAATAAATTATCCTCAGACGAGATTCAACTTCGAAAAGAGGATTTTCAAAACATTAATAAATCTAGGGGATGGCTTACAATTCTTTCTAAAAAATGGAATGTATCTCATACTCAGGTTAAAAGATTTATTAAAGAATTCGGGGAGTAAGTCCGTAAATGGTAGCGGTCCCGGCCTGGAACCGGGTGGCTTAGTTCCTTTGCACGTTCGAGTCGTGTTTCCCCGACAAACATGCCCTCGTGGAGGAATTGGCAGTCTCGCTAGATTTAGGATCTAGTTCCGCGAAGGAGTGTGGGTTCGAGTCCCACCGAGGGTACAAATGGGTATAATTAGGGCTCAGGCTCGGATGCTGACCTGTACGGTGACTCATAAAGATGGTTACAGCAATCGAATAAGTCCGGGTTCCGAAGATGGTGTCAAGGGTTCGATTCCCTTTATATCCACTAAGTAGTAGTAAAAGAAAGAGTTACTTCGCGTGAAATGGTTTCACATTTGATTTTGGTTCAAACTATGCGGTTCAAATCCGTCTGTTAATCTCTTCTGATTTTCTCTACTTTATGCTCCTGTGGCGAAATTGGTAGCACGCGATGGACTTAAAATCCATTGGTCCAAAAGACCGTGTCGGTTCGACCCCGACCAGGAGTACAAAACTTTCGGTAAGCACATTACTATAATATTAAAAATGCTTACCATGGATGAAAAAATCATTATTGAATCCTGTAATACTTCTTTAAGTATGTCTGAAGCTGCTAAAAAAGCAGGAATTCCTCACATGACTTTTAAAAGATATGCTATAAAATTAGGTATTTATAATCCGAATACAGCGGGAAAAGGAATTTATAAATCCAAAAAGAATCTAAAAGATGTTTTTTCTGGAAAAGTTGGGATGTCATCGGGTCAATTAAGAATTAGATTAATTAGGGAAGGATATAAAAAGAATAAATGCGAAAAATGCGGACAAGAATCTATTTGGTTTGAAAATCCATTAGTTATGGAATTAAATCATATCGATGGAAACAAAAAGAATAATAAATTAGAAAATCTCGAAATTCTTTGTCCAAATTGTCATTCCCAAACATTTACCTTTAGGGGTAGAAATATTCCTAAAAAATCGAGGTGTGGCGCAGTTGGCTAGCGCACCTGCATGGGGTGCAGGGGGTCGGAGATTCGAGTTCTCTCACCTCGACTAAAATCGAAAACTATGAACCAAATTGGTGATAAAAGAGTTATAGGAAACCCCGAAGATATATCTTCCTTAAGGGTTTTAGAAATAAATGATATTTATGAGGTTAGTCCCTCTGAAACATATTTTGAAATTATTGAAAAACCTTTAATTTGGGTCGATAGCGAAGTGGTTAAACGCGGCGGTCTGTAAAACCGTTCCTCCTTAGGTTCGGAGGTTCAAATCCTCCTCGGCCCACAATGTAATATGCAAAGATTTTAATTCTGTCTTTGAATATATAGAATAAAAACTATGGTTCAGAGAAAAATTAAAATCACCGATAAAGAGATCTTAGAAATCTTTAAGAAACATATTACTCTTCATGAAGCTTCAGCAGAATTAAATATGACTACAGTTTCTTTATGGAGAAGAGCAAAAAAATTAGGTATAAAATGGTCAGATAAAAAAATTCATAAAGGAGGAGCAGAAAAAATTCCTTTAAATGAAATTTTGGAGGGGAAACATCCATATTATCAGACTTTAAAACTTAAAAAAAGATTACTTAAAGAAGGGATTAAAAAGAACAAATGTGAAATTTGCAGTATAGAAAATTGGAATAATCTTCCTTTAAATATGCAATTAGATCATATAGATGGGGATTCTCATAATCATAAACTTGAAAATTTAAGAATGATTTGTCCAAACTGTCATAGTCAAACAGAAACATATTGCGGAAAAAACTTAAAAATATGAGACTTGAATCGCCTTTTGGATTTATTGATTTTGATGTTATCGTTGATGAAAAATATCCCGATGGATTATTGCTTTTCATGGGAAGCTATATCAAAAAAGAATTTCGAAGACAAGGAAAATTTAAGGAAATGGTAAACACCTTATTTTCTCGAATGAAAAAAGGAACAGAAGTTCAAGTATCCCTTGCAAATAAAAATTTAGTTTCTTATTTTAAGTCCATGGGATTTGAGGAAACAGGAGAAGTTGAATTCTGGGGTAAGCCT